ATTTAACACCACCTACCATTGCTACACCGTTAAATTTTGATAAATTAGCACCCCATTGTTTTTTAAATAATGCTGTAACATATCTTTTTAAATATATGTCATTGTAAACATCTGTAAAAACATCCGGGTCTAATTTTCTATAACACTCGATTACGATATACTCATCTGTGGCTAAATCATTTGTCCAGTCCATATCAATGTATAGTCTGTTATCGTGTTGATTAAATCTTAAAGGTTTTTCACCAACTAATACATGGTCTAAGAAATCTAAGTGTCTTAAAACAACATCATAGTTAATAATAGATGTTGAAGAAAAATCATAAAGGTCATTTAATCTCATTTGGTATCTTACATCAAATAAGTTTAGATTACCTTTATTTGAAAAAGGAAAAATATTGATTATAGAAATAACTGAATCTGGTACTACAAGAAAGTTTTGGTCTTCATTCCAAGTTGTAGTTACGCCACTTTGTGTTGCTGTTTCTGAAAGTGGATTTTTAGCAGATAATCTTGTTTTATCAGCTGAAGTTAATTTGTACTTTAAATATGTTCTTCTAATAGAGTCATAATGAAACTGTGAGAAGTATTGTAAACCCTCGTCTATTCTATCATCTAGTTGGTCGTCACTAGCATTGATTTCAATTACAGGTTTACCTAATGCTCTTAAAGCATATTCTTTTAAATTGTTTCTACTATTTGGATTAGCCATACTATTATTTATCCTTATCCTAAAGCTACTGCTTGTGCGATAGCAAAAGGTTCAGTTGCGGCTGCTTTGCCACCTATTTGTACTGTACCTGTAAAGTTAATTGTTGAACCTGCAATATAACCTTTTATGTTACTTGCTGTTATAAATTTTTCTGTTCCTGCGTCTGATACTGCCAGTTTGTCAGCGTCTGCAAGTGTAATACCTGAACCGTCTGTCATACCATCAATATTTAAAACTGCTTCAACTGTACCATACTCTAAAGCATTTCCAGCACCATTAACTTTTAATATTTGTCCCGCCGAACCTAAAGCACCTAATCCTGTACCACCATCTGTAACAGCAATAAAGTCTGCTGTTTGAAATTCTGCAAGTCCTGTTACATTACTTCCTGAAAAAGTTGCTTTTACTGGAGTTTTAACCGCCATATTATGCTACCACCAATGTTGTCACACTTGAACCATCTGCTTTTGTAAATGGTATGTGTAAGTTATTTAATATATCACTAATTGTTCCAGATGTTTGAAAATCAATATCAGAGGAACTGCCATCTGCTTTTAAAAATGGTAATTGTGCATTTGCAGCCGTACCAATTGTGACTGTATCTGAACTTGAATTACCAGTAATAGTAACTAAACCTGATTGTGCTAAAGTTAATGTGTCAGTTGCACTATCAGCTGCTACAACTGTTGAACCATCTGGCATTGCAATATTTTTAAATATATCACCACCGCCGCCTGGTATTGTAATTGTTTTTGTTGCACCTGTACCTGAAGCAGTAACACCAGAACCTACAAAATTTAGAGTGGTTGCTGATGTTGATAATGCTGAACCTTCTTCTTGTACTGCTAATGAAGCTGCACCTGCGATTGTTAAAGTATCGCCTGATAAACTAGTTGTAACACCACCACTACCTGTAACTTTTAAAGATTCACCTGATAGTAATTGAGTTGTGGTTGAACTATCATCAACAATTTTTATTGAAGTACCGCCCTCAACTAATTCTTTAATAGTGATTACATCACCATTTACTGGAGCCGTATCGAATGTGAGAGTTGTTCCTGAAACTGAATAGTCGGATGGTCTTTGATAAACACCATTTAAAAATACCAAAAGATTATCAATATCAGAACCACTTGATACTGTAAAAGTTGTATCTGAACCATCACCAGTATAATTTCTTACATCACCACCTAATACTGTAGCGCCACCACCTGAACCGGTGCCACCACCAATTTCTTTAATTGTACCACTATCGTTGATGTAAAACTTTTTGGCGCTAGTATCTACGGCAACTTCACCACTAACAATATCACTTGTAGTTGGTGTACTTGTACCTCGTTTTAATTTAATAACTGTCGCCATTAATAATATCCTTTATCCAGTTGACGACTAATTAAAATGTTCCGCCGTCTATACCTGTGACCGTTACTGCACCTGAACTAACTGTAAAGTTAGCTGAAGCGAATGAAGCCACACCTTTATTTGAAGTTGTTGCCAACTCAGCTGAGTAAGTTATTGTACCTGAACTTTCTGCTACATCAATACCCTCACCAGCTGCATATGTTATTGTTCCGCCAAGAGCAACTGCTGTGGTGTTTGAACCATCACCTACAGTAATTGATGAGTTTGAAAGTTTTGAATTACCAATTGAACCTGCTAATTTAGAAGCTGCAATCGAACCTGCTAACATGGCATTTGTAATACCACTAGCTTTAACTCTTAATGCGTCTGAGTTAGTTTCAATTGAACTATCATCAACTGCAACATCAATTGTGTTACCTGTTTTAGTTAATGCGTCACCAGCACTAATTTGACCTGCACCTGAGAACTGTTGAAATGCAATACTAGTTGAACCAAATGTTGGTGTACCATTGTGAGTTGCAACATAACCGTTATCTGCGTTAGCAGTACCTTCTTCAACAAAGAAGAATGTTCCGCCAGTTAACTCAGCAGCTGTGTCTGCGTCAGGACTTCTTGTTAATACGAAAGCCGCTGAACCAGAACCGATTGTTGTTACTTTATAGATACCGTTTTGTACTGCACTTGCCTGGTTCTTAATTAGAACTCTGTCATTTGCTACAGTAGCAACACCGTCAATTGTTAATGCACCGTTAGCGTCAGCAGTTAAAGTACCGTTACCGTTATTGTAGGTAACAGCCGCTAATGCAGCCGCTGTTGCAAGTCTAACAGAATCTTTTACATCTAAACCATTTGCAACACTATCGACATATGCTTTGGTAGCAGCGTCTTGAGCGCTAGATGGATTAGTTACATTTACAATTTTACTAGAGTTAACATCTACATCACCTGAACCGTTAGGGTCTAAAACTATATCGCCGTTTGAGTTAGTTGATGAAATTGTATTTGCGTCTAATTGTAAATTATCTACTTTTGCAATTGTGACAGGTGTTGTATTACCAACTGTACCGCCTTCAATTGCTGGAGCAGTTAAAGTTTTATTTGTTAATGTTTGTGTTGCAGCTAATCCAACAAAACTTTCAGATTGTAAAGCAGTATTAAACTCTGCTAATGAACCTGTTACTGTATTACTTGCTAAATCAATTGTTTTGTTTGTTAGTGTATCAGTTGTTGCTTTACCTACAAGTGTATCTGTAGCCGCTGGTAATGTTACTACAACATTTCCAGAGTATGCTGAGTGAGCAGCTGATTTTAATGATGTATAGTGAGCATTTGAACTTTCACAATAAAATTTAATATCAGAAGCTGTACCTGCGTTTTTAAGGTCAAGTGAACCTGGTGTAAGAGTAAGTATATCATTACCACCAAGTTTAAAGTGAACTGTATCGTCTGTATCTGCTGTAATTGAAGTATCTTTATCTGCGTCTAAAAATAATTCAGTACCGTTCATGTCGATACCATTAAACACAGCGTCATTATCAAAACCAACTGTTAAAGTATCACTATCTAATGAGGTAACGATACCGTTACCGCCAGTAATTTTTAAAGTTTCTGTAAGTAGATTGATTGTAGTTGAAGTGGAACTTTCATCAACTAAAGTAAGATTCGTTGCTGGAGCGGCAAACGATAACCCACCTGAACCATCCGTTGTCAACACATGACCACTTGAGCCATCTGCGGCTGGTAATGTTAATGCTAAGTTAGCTGCAACAGAATTTGGCGATTTAAGAGAAACAAAGTGTGCGCCGTTATTTGTTCCTTCTAAAAATTTAATTGTACCACCTACTGTGGCAGAATTACCTACATTTAATGCTGAAATCGCTGAGTTTGAATCAGTTGTTAAAGCTGAACTTGCTGTTAAAGTACCATCTACATGGTCTAATTTATCTACAAAATATTGACCGCCAATAACTGTTATATTATTTGCGTCACCGTTTCCATCTACGCCGCCTTCACCAACAAATAATCTATCACCGTTATTAGCTTGAGTACCTGTACCGAATGTATAGGCTAATTCACCTAATTTAAGCGTTGACGGAGCTGTAGCATTGCTACTTCTTTTTATCTGAATTACTGTTGACATTTATTGCTCCTAAAAATTGCCACCGTTAAATACCAATGTTCCTGAAGTAGTATCTAACTCGTTTCTTGTTTTAAATTTATCTGAGGAGGCGTCATATTGTAATAAAGCACCATCTGTTAAACTAGTTGAATCAACATCTGATAAACTTCTTAATCTATTCACATTTGTAATATTTACATTTGTGCTTGGCACCTGAACAGAAACCTGTTGAGGACCTGAAGAAGTTGATGAGTTAATATTTGCTTTAACACCACCAGTTTGATTAATAACTGCTTTTACCATGACTTCCCTCTCTCTTTGTAATATTTATAATGAAAAAGACTTGAGGAGCAACTAAACTTTTGGATTTACAGTTATAATTCCTTCGATTACTCTGGTAACTGTACTATCTGCTGTTTTTGTGATATAAACATCATACACATATCTAGCTGGTGCGTCTAAATTAGCTGTTTGTGAATCTGTTAATACCAATTCAACTACGCCTGTTGTAGGGTCACTTGCAAGGGCTGAAGATATTGTTGTTGTAACAGAAGCGCCGTGTTGTTTGGCCATTTTTGCTACTGTTGTGTAACCTGTTAAATCAACGGCATTTCCATCTGAATTAGTTACAGTTACATCTGAACTAAAAGAAGCGCCTTGGTCTATTCTAAGATTTGCTACTGCCGCCATTGAATTGTTTTATTCCTTCTTGTATT